AAAAGTTTGCTATTTGATCATGCAGTTGGAGAATTAGTAAGTGCACAAATGGCAGTAGTAAAAGTAATCACGTTTAAATAAAAAGAAAATGAAACAGTTATTCGGAAAAAGAATCTTAATCAATGTACCAAAGATTGAGAAACCAGTTATTGAATTAAGTCCTGCTCAAGAAGCAGCGCGCGAAAAAGAAGCTATCCAGAAATGGACAGAGCTTGAAGTATTTGCCGTGGGGGATGAAGTAGAAAAAGTTCAAGCCGGGGATAAAGTATATGTACAAACATTTGCTTTAGAAGGTGCTGAAAAAATCATGATTGGTGAAGAAATGAAGTTATTAGTAAAAGAGTTTGACATTGCATTTAAATACTAATGGGAACACCGGACTACAACGAATATATTAACATGCAAAGAAAACAAGTTCTTGAGGAAAGATGTGCTGAAGCAGCTAAGGAATCACAACTTGCAACCAGCTCTCCTACCGTAGCAGCTAAGACTGAAAAAAAAGAACAGTTGTTTTGTGAGAAGATGGAAGCTATTAGACCTGCTCATTATGGAGGGGCGGATAATCCTTACGAAGTATTTGCAGTATTAGAAGCTTGGAACTTAGACAAAGACTTTTATCTTGGTAATGTAATTAAGTACGTTGCGCGCGCGGGAAAGAAAAATCCTACTAAAGAAAAGGAGGATTTACAAAAAGCTTTAGTATATTTGCGACGAAGAATTGATAGTTTATGAAAACAGCCTTTTACATAATGGGAATTATAGTCCTAATTGTGTTATTCCAATTACAAGACAAGTTAAGAAAACCTGTCTATAGTAGAATGCACAATGTATGGAATGAAGATAAGGATAGTATCCTTATGGCAAATGCTATTGTAACAGTAATGTTAATCATGGCATTTATTCTTGGACTACATATGTAATTAGTTCTTGCCAAAGAAATCAAGTCCTTAGTTTACTAAGGGCTTTTTTTTGTGGGAAATTTTTTGTATATTATTAATAGTATTTATAATAAAAATAAAAAATTATGGACATTTTAAATTGGTTTAGTTGGACTAAACAAAACAGAGTAGTTACCTCAGTAAGTGATAATGCATTAATTGCTGTAGGTGAACCTGATCCAAACAGAGATGATAAGTATTTGACAGTTGCTGTTAAAAGATCTATTCTTTTACCTACAATACCAAGACTTCCTAACTATGTAAATGATGCTGCTGTTAATGCTGTAGTAGATACACCTTTAAAAGGTCAAATGTATTTTGATACTACATTAAACAAGGCTAAAGTGTATAATGGTTCAGCATGGCAAGCAATGAATTAATAAATTATAGATATGAGTTTTCAAGGACAAATAAATTTTGGGTATCCTATAACATCCCACAATATAATAACAACAATTCCTGATAATGCTGTGTTACCTTTATCATTAGGTAGCAGTTTACAAGGTAACATCTTAGGTATAAGTTTTGAAGATTTAAAAACAAACTTAAACTTATCTTGGGGAAATATTAGTGGTAACATATATGCTCAGAATGATTTAATGAACTTGTTTAATAATAAACAAAATACATTATATTCAGGAAGCAATATTAAAACCATTAATGGTAATTCTATTCTTGGTGGTGGTAATTTAACTGTTGGTATATCAGATGGTGATAAAGGTGATGTTACTGTTTCTAATAGTGGTAATACTTGGACAGTAGACAGTTTACCACAATCTAGAATAACCAATTTAGTATCAGACCTTGCTGCAAAACAAGCTACTCTTACATCAGGTACTAATATTAAAACAATTAATTCTAATAGTTTATTAGGTAGCGGAAATATTAATGTTGAACCAACTATAACAGCAGGAACAACTTCTCAATATTATAGAGGTGATAAGACATTTCAAACTTTAGACAAAACAGTAGTAGGTTTAAGTAATGTTCCAAATTTGGATACATCCGATCCTTCAAATATAGTTCAATCAGCAACTTATAGATTTGTAACAGATACAGAAAAATCTACATGGAATTCTAAACAAACAGAATTAGTATCTGGAAGCAATATTAAAACTATTAATGGTACTACACTTTTAGGTTCAGGTGATTTAACAGTAGGTATGCCAGATTTTATTGAATATAATACTACTGATAAAACTGTATGGAATAATGGTAAAGCAGATATAGCTACTAATACTTCATTTGGTGATTCAGCATTAAGCGTAAATACAACAGGAAGCAATAACACAGCGATAGGACATAGTGCATTAAAATTAAATACTACTGGGGCCTCAAATACTGGTTTAGGAAGAGGTGCTTTACACAATCATACTACAGGAGGTGAGAATACTGCTGTAGGTGCTACCGCATTATACAGTAATACTTCAGGAATTCAAAATACAGCAGTAGGTAGAAGTGCCTTAATTATGGCTACTGGCTCACAAAATACAGCCGTTGGTGCATTTGCAATGAATACTACAACTACAGGTTTTAATAATACTGCTGTTGGTATTAGTGCATTATATGCTAATACTACTGGTAATTATAACACGGCTTTTGGAGATAATGCAATGGCTAATAATACAACAAGTACTAATAATGCTGCTTTTGGTAGACAAGCATTAAAAGGTAATACAACTGGTGCAGGAAACTCAAGTTTTGGTACCGGGTCTTTATCGTTTAATACAACAGGTGTTAGTAATGTAGCAGTTGGTGAAAATGCACTAAGTAGCAATACTACAGGATCTAAAAACTCTGCCTTAGGTTCTTCCACAGTTTCAGGAAATTTTACAGGATCCGTTATATTAGGTCATCTTGCTTCAGCAACTGCAGATAATCAGTTTGTAGTAGGTTCATCAACTACAAATGCTGGAGCAGTTGCTACTGAAACTATTACACCTAACAGAACTTGGACAGTTAGAATCAATGGAGCTAACTACAAAATACCTTTATTAGCAATTTAATAATTTAAAATCAAAATAAAATGTCAGTAGAAATTTTAAAAGAAAAAGTAACAGCTGAACAAGTAGCAAAGTCTGTATTAGCAGCTTATGATAGTGTAAACTTAATCAATGAGTTAAGAGCAAAAGCTCAATTAACTGAAGATGAGCAAGACACTTTAACACGTAATGTAGATCATATTGCTATCATGTTAGGTAAAGAATGGTTTGCAACTGCATTAACTCCAGCACAAAAAAGTGAGCTAGAAGCTATTAAATAAGTTTAAATTTATTATATTTACAGAAAATAATATAAACCAAAAAAATTTAATTATGACTCCAGCTGAAGCATTAAATGTAATTGAACAAGCATTAAACCTTGCTAACTTAAAAGGTGTGTATTCTTTACCAGATGTTAATAAAGTATTATTAGCAGTAAGTACTTTCCGTAACTTAGAAGAAGTAAAAGCTTCTATTCCGGAATTAGTAACTGAGTAATTTTTACAGTAAAAATCTTAAACCCTGGATTAACTTCCGGGGTTTTTTTGTTTATGTGATTTTTTTTAGTTATATTAATATATAGCCTAAATATTTATATCATGTCAGTAGGGAACTTAAAAAATACAGGAAATCAAGGAAATAATTTTCCTTATCAAATGAAAACATTACTAGGTCTTCAACAAATAGTAGATGGTCTTTCTGGTATTGCGCCTCCAGGTGGAGCTGCTACAGAAACAACTTTGTTGATAGTTGAAGCTTATGTAGAAATAATTAAAAAGAATTCTATATCTAAAATAGGCAGGATTCAAGGATCAGCAAATTATAATAGAGTTTTAGCTTACAATGTTAATAATGATGTGACAAGTGTTACTCATACTGGAACTACTGAGTATGGTGTAGAAACTATTATTGAAACACTCAGTTATGATGAAAATAGAAATGTAACAGAAATTCAATACTCATAATTATGAAAAATAAATACAATCCAGTATCCGGTGAGTTTGATCTTGTAAATTCACTTCAAGACATAAGTTATGTACATACTCAATCCGTTCCTGCAACTACATGGGTTGTTACTCATAATCTAAATACTAAATGTTCTGTACAAGTAGTTGATGAAGATAAGAATGAAATCATTGCTCAGATTGACTGGATAAATAACAACACTGTAAACATAACATTTAATATTCCAGTTTCTGGATATGTTTATTGTAATTAATAAAATAAAATTGTATATTATATTATAACTTAAATTTAAAATAAAACAAAATGGCAGAAAAAAAGTTTTTTGTAGACATTAATCTACAAGGTAGTGCATTAACAAATGCAAAAATTGGAACTAATTCAGCAATTGGTTCAACGGAAGGTGCTTTTGGATATGATTCAGCTTCACACCGTTTACAATATTTCAATGGTTCAACTACTGAAAATGTTGCTAACTTAGCAGACATTGCAGCAGTAACAGGTGGTTTGATCTTCCAAGGTGGATATGATCCAACAACAAATACTCCTGATATTACTGATGGAACAGCATTTAAAGGTTTCTTTTGGGCAGCAACTGCAGCAGGTACTTTCTTAGGAGAGTCTGTACAAGTTGGTGATTCAATTGTTGCTAAAGTTGATAATGCTGGTGCAACAATTGCAGACTGGTTGATTTTACAAGGTAACATAGTTATTGCAACTGATTCAGTAGATGGTATTTCTCGTTTAGCTACACAAACAGAAGCTAATGATGGTACTGAAGCTGGTGCAGTAGTTATTACTCCTGCTACATTACAAGGTAAAATTGATGCTCAAATTACTCCTGAGATTTCCAATAAACTACCTCTTACTGGTGGTACCATGACTGGTAATATTGACATGAATTATAACGATGTTAATAATGCTGTTCTTAGGGGTACATTAATTGGTGATACTCTTGATGCACAAAATAATAGTATAGCTAATTTAGCAGCACCAACTAACGGTGGAGACGCAGCTAATAAGACTTATGTAGATGATAATACATCTAACAAGTTGCCATTAGCTGGTGGTACTATGTCGGGTAATATCAATATGTCAGGCAATGAAGTAACGGGTGCAAGTGCTGTGCGTACTGGTAATTTATATTCTTCATCAACAGGTGATAGTATTTATGTTCAAGAAAATTTAGATTTTGAAAATGAAAAATCTATCATTAACCTACCAGCACCAACTAATGACGGAGATGCTGCTAACAAAATTTATGTTGATGATGCTGATGCTCTTAAATTAGACTTAGCTGGTGGTACAATGACTGGTAGCATTAACATGGCTAGCCATAATATTACTGGAGCTGATACTTTAGGTACTATTGATTTAGAAGTTGAGCAAATTTATGCTCAAAACCCAGTTGGTGTTAACACTGATTTGGATTTTAAAAATTCACATTTACCAACTAACTTACCAGCACCAACAAATAACGGTGACGCTGCTAACAAACAGTATGTTGATACAGCAGAATCTAATGCTAATACTTATGCTGATGATGCTATTGCTACAATTTCAGGAAAAATTACTATTCCTGTTTCAGGTTGGTTAAGTGAATCAACTGGTTATTACCAATTTATTGATACGTCTGCTTTTGGTAATCATCAGCTTATTACACAAGTTGTTGATGCAAATAATACAGTAATTGAATTAGATCTAGTGTTAGACCCTAATTCAACTACTGTTCGCAGTAACATTTTACCATCAGAAAACTTCTATTTATTAGTAACTAAAGTTTTTTAAAAAAATAATTAATTACTAAAAACTTAAAACCCACTCCATAATAGGGGTGGGTTTTTTTAAATATAGTATATTTGTAAAAAATAATAATATGGCAGAGAAGAAGTTTTTTGTTGATATCAATCTTCAAGGGAGTGATATTAATAATTTAAGAGCGGATACATTAGATATTACAACTAATTTAGCAAGTGCTAATACTAAAAGAATAGTGTATTGGTCTGGCCAATATTATTATTCAGATGGAACATCTTGGATTGCATTAGGTGGAAGTGGAAACTTACCAGCTGGTGGTGCAACAGGAGATATTCTAGCAAAAGCAAGTGGTACTGATTATGATGTAGAATGGATAAGTAACTACACTAGTACAGTACAACATGAAGTAAAAGCCGGAGTTGCATTAACAAAAGGACAAGCTGTTTATGTTAGTTCAGCAAATGGTACAAACATGATTGTTTCTAAAGCATCAAATGCATCAGAATCAACATCAAGTAAAACAATGGGGCTTGTAGCAAGTTCAGCCGCATTAAATGATATTATATTTGTTATCACTGAAGGTTTACTTACCGGAACAGGTGGTGCACCTTTAGATACAAGTACTGCTAATGCAGGAGATCCTGTATGGTTAGGTACTAATGGTAACTTAATTTTTGGTTTAGCAAATAAACCAGTAGCTCCAGCACACTTAGTATTCCTTGGTATTGTTACCAGATCAAGTGCTACTGTAGGAGAAATCTTTGTTAAAGTACAAAATGGTTTTGAATTAGGAGAACTACATAATGTAGATGCTTTAAATC